GGATCTACTTGTTCACGCCATTCACGTGCTTCTTTAGTGCGACCTTCGAGCATGGTTCTGTCCCAACCAAAAACTGCACTAACCGCATCCTTTAATGTGTTAGCAAAACTCTCTCTTCTAAAACCGTGAAAATTTGTAAGATAATCTGCAATAGTATCTTTGCCAGATCCAATAAAGCCACATACGTCTATAATCATAATATCTCCTGTAGATATTCAAATATTAACAGGATTTTTGACTGTTGTCAAATGTTTATATGCCGTATTTGTTCTTTTTTCTCTTGGCTACAGGGCTAGTTTTATTAGTGTCTTCCAATTCTAAACTGTTCATATTGCCCTTGTTTAGGTCTTTGTGTTTTGCACCAACTGCTTTGTATGCTTGTTTGAGCATTTCTTGTTCTTCTTGGGTATAAGGAAAGGTTGCTTTGGACTTTCCAATCCAGCTTTTGCCTTCAATGTCTGGTTTATTTTTACCATCTGTCATTGCAAGCGCCATTCCTAATCTATTTAAAGTATAATCGCCGTTGGCTCTCTCACCGTCAGTAAAAGTGTTCATACCTTTAGATGATTGGCTTTGTCTTTTAGTGATTTTTTTCTGTGTTACAGTAGCTTCTGAGATTATTTCAAGTATTTTCATAATTAACCAATCACTAAAGTATATCCAGTACCGCCTGCAACATACATTTCTAGCTCTTTATCTAATTTGTCTAATTCTTCTTTGCCAGCTGATTTTAATTCGCCGCCGTTTAGCTGTCCACCACCTTGCGGGCCAGCAATGCTAGCAAATTTACTACGTGCTTCGCCTAGCATAATTTTGCAGTTAGCTAATGTATAATCTTTAATCCACTGTGCTGCATATAAATCATTCATTAGCACAAAGTCTGGTCTATAGTTTTGGCAGCGTAACATAAGAACTTCGCCTTCTGTAAAAGGACGTTGTAGTATTCTTAATGTACGACTGTACGGAATCCATTGAAATTCAATGTAGCTACCAAATATTTTACCAACCATTTCTTGATAGCTAGCAAATAAAAAGTAAGTAGCAATACCGCCTAGCATGGTTGAATTTAACAAATAGGTATTTGTGTAAGCTAGGTTAAAAGGTTCAAAATTACTACCTGTGCCACCGCCTGTTCTAGATCCTAGTGTTCGACGGAACACACTTTGAACATTAATAATTTCTTGACTTAAAATGTAATCGTTTTGATCCTTTTTTAGCTCTAAAAATGCATAGCTTTCTTCTACTGCATTTGAACTACGTTGTCTAAAACGAGCTAGCGATCTATTTAGGGCAGTTTCGTAATGTACCGGATCTAATTCAACATCAATCATGCCGTCACCTAGCATAGTGCGGCAATAATCGTAAACTTCTTGGCGTGCTTGTTGAGTATTTTCTGACATTACTATCTCCCATAGTATTTATCGCTAAATATTGTACTATGCCACGTTTATCACTTTATCGCCCAGAAAAAGGTAATGACTATAAGTTCCTAGACAAAAACATTAGCGAAATGTTTCAAGTCGGAGGCACAGATGTTTATTACCACAAATACCTAGGTCCTAAGGACCCGCTTGCAGGAGAAGCTACGGCTACTACTCCGCAATATAATAACACTTCTGTAACAAACATACAAGATTTGCTATTTTTAGAAAATCGAGACAGAAAGTACGATACTAGTGTATACATTATACGTGGCGTTTACAATGTAGCTGACTTAGATTTTAATTTAAGCCAGTTTGGACTTTTTATCGATAATGATACTATGTTTATGACTGTGCATATTAATGATACAGTAACTAGCATAGGACGTAAACCTGTTGCTGGCGATGTTATTGAGTTGCCGCATATTAAAGACGAATTTGCACTAAATGTTGGAGATAAATCTTTGCCTGCGTTCTTTTCAATTGAAGAAGTAGGGCGTGCCGCTGAAGGATTTAGTCGCACATGGTATCCGCATTTATATAGATTAAAACTTAAAAAATTAGCCGGCAGTCAACAATTTGCTGACATCCTTAATAAACCTACAGATCAAGATGCTAATTTTGTGGGAGACTGGGATGCTAATACTGTATACTTGCCTGGACAAATTGTTCGTTATCAAGGAACTTTATACACTGTAACTGCTACAACAACAGCAGGTACACTGCCAACTAACACTAGCTATTTTGCAGCATACGGTGGAACAGTGTTACAAGATATACTTACTACACAAGGTAAAAATCTTGAAATCAATGATGCTATCATTGCACAAGCGGAAGCAGATGCTCCTAAGAGTGGATACGAAACTCAGCAATTCTATACATTGTCAGTTAACAATCAAGGACAGACTGCATTACTTACTGTAGATGATACTACTATTCCTCCAGATGCTAGCAGCACTTTACTAGATACTAGTAGAGCAGGACAAACTCCTCAACGTCCTGGTTATAGTGGTTACTTATTAGGGGATGGAATAGCGCCAAATGGTGCTGATTTTGGTCACGGTATAGCATTTCCTGCTGGCGCATACGAGGGAGATTTTTATCTTAGAACTGACTATATGCCAAATAGACTATTTAGATATGATGGTGTTCGATGGATTCGACACGAAGATGCAGTACGTCATACATTAACAAATACCGATGCACGCCATACGCTAAAAACTAGCTTTATTAATAATACAAATACTGATACTATTAATAATGAAACTGTTGAAGAACGTCAACCACTTAGCAAGGCACTTAAACCTAGGGCAGATTTCTAATGCAATATTTTTATGATGGTCAGATAAGACGTTACCTAACACAAGTAATTAGACTGTTAAGTAACTTTGTAGTTCGATACGGCGACGGTACTTTGGTTAGAGTTCCAGTTATGTATGGCGATGCAGATCGTCAAGCTGCTACATTAATAAATCAAAACTCAGCTAACACTATCCAAAGTACACCAAGAATAGCGGTATATGTTACAGATTTAGATCTAGACCGCACTAGGTTAGGTGACGCTACACATGTTAGTAAAGTACATATTCGTGAAAGAGATATCGAAGACGGTGTCTATACTGGAGCACAAGGTGCTAACTATACCGTTGAGCGCATAATGCCAACTCCGTTTACGTTATCAGTTAAAGTAGACATTTGGTCTGCAAACACTGAACAAAAATTACAAATACTTGAACAAATTTTAGTTTTGTTTAATCCTAGTTTAGAAATACAAACTACTGACAACTTTGTTGACTGGACTAGTCTTAGCGTTGTTGAATTAGACGATGTTACTTTTAGTTCAAGAACTATTCCTGTAGGAACACAAACAGCAATAGATATAGGTACAATAACTCTTAAGACACCTATTTGGTTAACACCGCCTGCTAAGGTTAAGAAACTAGGTGTTATAACTAGTATTATTGCTAATTTATATGGCAATATAGGTAACGGGCCTGGAGACTATGTAGAAGGGCTAGGAACATTTGAATTTGCCAATGATAAATCAATTGATGAATTATTATCAACATTTACTGTAACTAATGGCGACTTTGATATTGTAGTGTCTGGCAATTCAATAACTATTGTTAATAATGCAGTTGGAGCCAGTGTTGATTTAAACTGGCCTAATGTGTTGGAACAAATACCTGGAAAATTAATACCTGGTCTAAGTAAAATATTTTTACAACAAAACGATGGCACTGAAGTTGTTGGAACTATAAGTGTTAATCCTATAGATAATTCTATATTAAATGCAGAGTGGGATCAAGATACATTTCCTTCTAACAATTATATTGATGATGAAGGTTACATACAAAATGTAGACATTGAATATAACAGTACAACAGGTAAGAATTATTTTAACGCAGTTATAGATCCAACTCAATTTAATCCTAAGCGTCCAAATAAAGAAACAACAGATCAGCCTATCACTACAGGAATTAGGTATCTTATTATAGATAATATAGGTGGTGGTGCAAGTGAAACATTTACAACTACAAATAAGATTTACAGAATAAACACAGGCATTGAGTTTGATCGCATACAAGATTGTGTTGTAAAAGTAAATGGCGTTGTAGTTAGTCTAGATGCTCCTGTAAACAAAGATGGAGTATATGTCATTGTATTAACTAGTCCTGTAATTGCTAATCAATCAGTTACATATACATTAAATTATAACGACGATGGCCCGGACTGCTGGAAAAATTCTGACAACAGCGATTTCATTGCTAATGCAAATGATATTATTTTATGGACAGGATCTGCATGGCGTGTTATTTTTAACAGTCAAGCACAGAGCGATTTATTAGTTTATCAAACAAATTTATACACTACAACACAGTACAAATGGAACGGCGTGTCCTGGGTTAAGAGTTTTGAGGGCGACTACAGGAGAGGTCAGTGGAGACTAGCCCTTTAAAAGAAATAGATTGCAGTGGTGCATTAATTTGTTCGCGCACTACAAAACGATTTTTATTGCTACAAAAATCTGAAGGTAAACATGCAGGCCGTTGGGGACTTGCTGGCGGGACTAATAACGCCGGTGAGTCAGCATGGCAGGGGTTACTTAGAGAAATTCAAGAAGAATTAGGTCACTTACCTGAAATTAAAAAAACTATACCGTTAGAAAGATTTGTCAGCAATGATAGTCTATTTCATTTTCAAACTTACTTTTGCCTAGTTGAAAATGAGTTTATTCCAACGTTAAGTGAAGAACATAATGCATGGGGATGGTTTGATATCAATAATCTTCCTAAACCCGTACATAAGGGATTGGACCTTAGTCTGCGTAACAGAGTTATACAAACTAAGATCCAAACAGTTATCGATATTATCGATAGTCTTTAAGCCTGAGCTTCTCCCCAACGTAACACAATGTTAGTTGGAATACTACCCGATCCAGATGCACGATATACGTTAATAGCTAACACGTCTGGTCCGTTTGGATAAGTTCCTCTGCCCCCTAGTGTAGTATTAGTTAATTCTTTCAATTCTTGCAAGTCAAGTGCATTACTAGTGCCCGGTGCTGCCACGAATGAGAAAATAGTTTCTCCTGGTTGTGCATATGGTGGTAAACCAAACTGGAATGTTACGGTTGATCCGCCTGAAATACTTGCTACTGAGCTTTGGTTGAAGTTCACTCTATAAAATTGTGTCCCTGCAAAGGTTGTGCTTGCAGATATAGTAGATACTTTAGTTCCTGATGGGAATTTAGTTGGATCTGCTACTTCAGTACCAACACCGGCACTGTATGTTGATACTAATGTATCCCAGCTGGCCTTTGTAAAGAATAAGAAAGATGTGCTGCTTGAAATAATTGCTGGTGTAAATGTAACTGTTGCATTAGCTGCTACCGTTGACAAAGCATTTGAGCTTATAGTAACTCTATAATATTGAGTAACAGACAGTGTTACCTGTGTGCCTGCGTTTAATGTTCCTATACACGGATTTGAAAATACTACTTGATAGTAAGAAGTGCCTCCAAGTGACTTTAATGTAATGCTACTAATTGTAGTACCGCCTACAAATTTACCTGTATCGTTAGTTGTATTACCAACTACACCAGCACTGATAGGCAATGCTGTCCAACTAGATTGTGTAAATTGTAATGTACTAGAATTAGTAACAGAGCCGCCTTCATAGAAAGAAACAGTACTACCTTCTGCACTGCCTGCTGTAGAGTTTTGACTAAATGTAACAGTATAGAATGATTGTCCGAAGGCAAAGTTAGGGCCTGTTACATTAGTAACTGTTGTGCCGGCAGGAAAAATATTTGTTAAGTATACTTTACTGCCAATACCTGCACCTAAAGACTGCCAACTTGATTGTGTAAAGTATCTATAATTAGTACCAGATGCTGTTCCAAATGCGCCGCCGCCACTAGGAACAGTTGCAGTTCCAGTAATTAATCCCAGTGTAGTAGCAACAGGACTAGGATTAGCCGTTATCGAAGTAATAGTAGAGCCGGATGTAAATTTAGTTTCTGTTGTTGCTATAGCATAACCTAATGCTGCGTTTAATGTTTCCCAACTAGCTTTAGTAAAATAAACAATGTTAGATCCTGAATTAGTTTGGAATAACGAACTATTTGGCACTGATGCTGTACCAGATAATGTAGCTGTAGTAGTAGCAGTACTTGTGCTTATGCCGCCACCGCCTGACCACGATACAGATCCGCCAGGTGCAATTTGTGCAAAACTAGGCTGTCCTCCTGCCGAACTACCTGCTAGACCGTTCCATGTAATGTTTGCTGGATCAGTTGGATAGTTTTGAGGATTTAATACACCTTCAACCACAATACCACCAGTAAACGGTGTAGTACCTGTATAACCATCAGATGTAATTTCAATACCTTTTAGTAGCAATTGTGCTCGATTAATTAATTCTCTATCACCTAAATCACCTATGATAGCATTTGAAACACTAGGTGCTAATCGAATTAAGAATGCGGTTTGTTTTGTAGTTGATACTTGAATACCTGTAGATGCATAGTTAAAGAGATATCCGCGATCTTCATCAAATCGTCCATCTGTCAACATAGCACTACCCCAGTGGCTAATAATAGGACTAATTGTGTTGCTTACTAAAATTACTCCTGTATTATATTCATGGGTAGCTGCTGACCCTGCCCTAAATGTTCGCTGGGCACCGCCTACAAAGTTAACCATAGGTGCTGCTCTTGTACAACCAGTTAGTGTGTCGCCAGATTTACCAGTAAATGCAATTAGTTCGTTGTCGATGTAAACAATACCAGCTTCGTTAGGGAAATCTCTTGCAGACACTAATGGTATAGTAGTTTGAGTTGAAGTTATAGAATCTTTTAATTTACCTATTGCACTTTCGTTAATAACTTCATATCGTACAGGCATGTTACCGGTACGCATATACGCTTCTGTGTTTACGTTACTGTTACGAATTCTGTGACAGAATACATAGTTACCGTCTGAACCACGTAACATGTAATCAATAAATCCAGCACCATACCATGACCATTGCATGCCGATCATCTGCATACGTGTTATGTCAACATTATAACCACTTTGTCCAGTACCATCTAACGTATCTTTATTAAATTCGTACTGTCTCCAAATATAATCTTGAATTAAACATGCCTTGGCTTGAACAGCACTAGATGCACCTCGATAGTCAGGTGTTACAGTTAATGCGGTTTGACTAGAAATACTAGTTACTGTATGAGTCATACCTCTAATAACAATTTTGTCTCCTGTTTTTAGCTGATCTCTAAATCTAGTATTTGTTCCAGTTACTGTATTTGTGTCTTTAGTTACACTTACAGTTCCTGCAAGCTGGAATGTGCTAGTTCTTCTGCCTACGGACAAATATTGCCCGTCATATTGCCAGAACATTCCGTTTTGGTCGTCAAATGTTCCAGCTCGAACTGTGGCACCGTGCCAGTTTAATACTGACATCTGCGCCGATGTAGAAACTGTAGCATAATTATTACCTAGTGTAGTATATGCTTGAACTTTTAATACACGTTCGCTTACAATGTCAACAATAGTATAAGTTCCATTGTATCCGTTGGTATCTACACCAACAATTTTTATAACTCCGCCAACTTGGCATCCGTGATCAACATCGTCAGTGGTTACTGTAATAAAAGAACCAGCTGCTGTGCCAGTAGCAGTTAAACTCTGTAGATTATAACTAGGCGCAAATAATGCACCAGTGGTATACATAATACCTTTACCAGACTGATAACGTATGTACTTCTTGCTCATACGAATCGCTTGTACACCGTGTTGTGGACCGCCTGTTCCTAACTGAACGCCACCGTCAAAAGGTCTGTGTACAAAGTAACTGTCGGGTCTAGCATAAACAATACCAGTTAGTGTAGTACCGGTGTCAACTGTGCCTGCTGCTCGAACTGTATAAATTACTTGATTAAGTGCGGGAACTTCTTCAACATAAAATGGTCCTTTGCATAAATCGTGATTTGTTCCGCTACTGGTAATATCAATCAACATGTTAGCACCAGGTACTAGTCCGTGGTTAGTTGCAAATGTTATTAAAATTTTAGCAATTGCGGATATAGTTATAGTTGCACCATTAGCTATTGAAGCAGTTGTAGGTTCACTAAATGATATTGTAGAATAAAAATTTATTGTTTGAGCTGAAATTGCAGTGCCAGTTATAGTAGCAGTAGCTACTCCTCCTGCACTTACAGTTGCTATTGTTACTATAGCGTCTTGTTCAGGGGTAGCACCTCCTAAAGAAGTTCCAAGAATTTTAATTTGCTCTCCTTGGAAATAATCTGTTCCTGCTAGGTTTACTATTACAGTAGTGTAAGTCCCGCCTGCTCTGCTGATATCAAAACTAGCTCCAGTGCCTATTGGTAATATATTAGTTCCTGATATTCCATTAAAAGTAGCATCGCTAGTGGCAGCAGTACCGCTAGGTGTAAATGTTAATATTGCACCAGTAACTCCGTCTACAGTATCAATAGTTATTGTTAAATCATTAGTTGTACTTGTACCACCTAAATTAGTGCCTAGTATAACAATTTGTTCATTTGGACCATATGCAGATCCAGCGTTTGAAAGAGTAACAGTATAAGAGCCGCTTGATCTTAAAATATCAAAAGTAGCACCGAGACCAACCCCTATTAATTGATTTCCAGAAAGGCCTAGAAATGTTCCATCGGGTCCTCCTGTACCAGTAAAGCTAATACTTGCAATATCTCCAGTAGCACCTACGCTATCAACATTGATTGTTAAATCGTTAGCAGGCGATGCACCGCCTAGGTTTGTACCTAATATGACAATTTTTTCACCAACTATATATCCAGTTCCTGGATTAACGTTTGAAACAGAGTATACTCCACCTGTGACTGTAACGTCAAATGTTGCAGACGATCCTGTTCCGATTAGTTGGTCTTGGGGAATAGCTAGATAATTATAATCTCCAGATACACTTGTGCCTGTAAAAGTTAATCCAGTTATTCCACCAGATCCATCAACTGACGATACTGTTACAGTAATATCATTAGCAGGCGATGCGCCTTGTAAATCTGTACCTAAAATAGTAATTCTATCATACTGTTTATAACCAGATCCGCCTGTAGTTGCTGATACAGTTGTATAAACACCACTTACTCTACTGACTAAGAATTCTGCACCTATACCTGCTGGATTTATATTTGATCCAGAAACGTTAGTATATGTTTCACTATCGCCAACTTTTGCCGCAGTTAGAGGACTGGTTAAATTAATAGTAGTTCCAGCAATACTTGATACAAAACTAGCAGTGCCTGTACCATTATTAATAGCCATACCTTCTAAGATACCTGTTGAATCTGTTACTAAAAAAGATGTGTCGCCTATCCCTGCATTTGCACCTATTGTGGCGGTAACAGCGATGCCGCCGTTGCCTACATTACCAGTAATTTGTGAACCAGAGGCTATTCCTGTTCCCGATATAGGAGAACCAATAGATGGCACAACACCGGTAAAAGCCAGCTGATCACTGCCAGATGGAGTGATAAATTGTGTAGTAATAGTGCCGGATTGACCGTTTGAATATACGGAAAACGCAGGAGTTCCTATTGATGCTCCGGTATAAAACGCACCTTTTCGTAACTGAGTATATGTAGTAGCAAGAACTTGTCCGTTTGATGTTCCTACTCTAGCTACTGAATAATATGTAAACGATGTTGATGTAGGCACTGAATTAACTAAGAATGTACCTTCTGCGCGACTAAAACCTGAAATTGTATTTGCTAGAGCTCGAATAGTAAATGGAGTTCCTACAGTATATCCATGTGCACCAGTAGTAGTAACTGTAATTAATGATTGTCCTACCCCACTTGTGCCAGCGGATGCGTCTGTTACTACAGTTGACACTGGTTGATCTGTTCCAGGTACTTCATAAACAGAAGGATATCCTCTAGCAATACCGATGGCCTGCCACTTAGTTGGCTGTAGTCCGTACTCAAAGTCAGCGTCAAGCATAGATTGAGGTGCTGCTACTCTATTTCTTTCAATAGCATCAGTACCAAAATCATAAGGTCTTGTGATAGTTTCAGGAACATCAACAAAAATTTGTATCTCATCGGTTGATGACCATGAAGAAGCATCAAAATTTAATTCTACTGTTGTTACATAATCTGCTGTTTCATAAAAACCAGCAAAATCTTCGTCAGTAAAATTTCCATTACTGTTGTATGCTGCATCATAAGAAACAGTTGCTACTAAATTAGGATCAGCAAAGTTATACATAACTGTGTTATGTGTTAAGTTTGTGATTAATAACAATGTTTCTTCTTTGACTAAACCTTGTAGTTTAATTGTAGTAACACCATACTCTATATCTGGTAAACTTGTTAAACTATTTTCTACAACAGTTGTTAATACGCTGACTAAATCATTTATTCTGCCTACTGAAGCTGGTTCGTAGGTTAGACTTAAATCAAGTTGACGAGGTGTTCCTACTTGTAATGGAGAATAAGTTGTATTATTAGTTAATATGTAGTTGTTAATTAAGTCACGAACATACTCATGTGTTACTATCTCAGGAATCCTATCTCCATCAACTTGCGGAATAGTGCCGTCCCAATAACGACTAGCTATGTACCTAATCTTTTGATTTCCACCATATCTTAAATCATGTAAGTATGCATTTAAAACATACCCTAAATCTCGTTCACATTTATCACCGTCGTAAATGTATCCTGCAAAATTTCTAGTTGACAAACTTCTTGCGTTTGCACTGTTTGCTGGTAGAGATCCTAATCCATTAGCAATCACGCTAGTTACTATTGCTGCTAATGTTGTTATCCTTGCGTTTGCGGCAGATTCGCCTGCACTAGATCTTAAAATTTGAGTGCTTAGTTGTCCGCTAGGGGTAACATTTTGTTGACTAGAGTATTGCACATTTGCAATAATGTAATTATTAATTATATCTCTTAACTGAGTATGTGCTGCAACCTCCGGTGCTCTACTACCGTCAACTTGTGCTACTCCGTTAATCCAGTAGAGTTGAATTACTTCTCGAGTTTTTTCATTGCCACCGTATTTTAAATCATAGATATAAGCATCAATAATATATCCAGCATCTCTTTTACATTTTGCAACATCATAGGTGTATCCTACAAATGGAGATTGATTTGTTGCAACTTGATTATAGATCCACGCTGCAATTTCGTCTTTTAAGAAATTCTTATTAGCTCTTAATAAGTCAACTGCTTTTGGATATAGCACTGTAGGTAAGCTAGGTATAGTCGACAATCCGCTAGCAATAGCAGTTGTTAGTATGCCAGCTAATGCTGTTATTTGTGCAGTACAATCACTTTCTGCATTATATCCTAAACCTACTACGTTTTGAGTACTAGTAACTGGACTTTGTTGACTAGTATATGTTGTTCTTGTAAAAATATAATTGTTAATTATATTTCTTAATTGAGTATGTGCAAATACTTCTGGTTGGCGATCACCGTCAACTTGAGGAGTGCCTGATAGCCAGTACTGCTTTGCATTATAAATTGTTTGTTCGTTCCCGCCGTATCTTAAATCATAGATATATCCATCAATGATATAGCCCACGTCTCTTTTACATTTATCAGCGTCGTATGTATATCCTGCAAACGGTGCAGTACTAGATGCTACTTGAGCTGCAATCCATGCTGTAATTTCATCTTGCAAAAATGTTTTGTTTAGCGTCAATAGCGATACTGCATTTTGTTTAAAATTAACAGCAGTGTCAGATGTTACTAAACTTGAAATGTATGCATTTGCTTCTTTTTTAATAAACGTTATATTTTGTTCTATTAACGAGTATGAGCTAGGATAGGCATTGCTACTATTAGCAACTCCTGGAAAAAATACATAATTTCCTATTCTCTTTTTGGCCATTTATTTCTCCGTTACGAACCTAATGCAATAGCTAAAGCAGTGGCCGTGCTGTCAACATAATCTTTTCTTGTAGCATGGTATGCTACAGTTGGTGTATTATTAACTTTTAAATCACTTACAACTACTTCGCCACCTGCTTGTGGCGTAATAGTAATATCCTGGTCGATAGTATATGTACCAATAGTAGTACCAGTGAAGGTAATATCACCAGTAGATAGCGGTCTCCATCTATTAGTAAAGACGTTCAAATCGTTTGTTGTTAAGTTATAAATCATGTCCCCTTGCTCTGGATCTACAAAGGAATTTATAATTAACTGTGTTGCTTGTCCTACTTGTAATCTACCGTTTACTAATCTAAGGCGTTTTGATACAGGAACTGTAACAGTTACATTGTTACCAGCAGATATATCAATACCGCTAGTTGGTGTAGTACTACCAATTAACCCAGTTACTAGTGTACCGTCAATTTTTACAGATGACGTTAAAAATTCAATTGCGGAAGAGTCTACGGTATCAACAGTTGATCCAGCAAACACAAAATTTGATCCGCCACCGCCTGTAGAAACAGATGTTGCTGTAACATTTCCATTTGCATCAACTGAAAAGTTTGGGCTTGAAAATCCAAACTCTGATCTAACTGGCTTATAATTTACTGTCATTTACGCCTCCGATAGAGTATTTATCTAATGGTATTTAGGGCTGTAATTCGTTTAGCGTATAGAAGTAATCTGCTCTAAAGATTAATTTACTGTTTGCTGGTGCGCCCGGTGCTGGATTAGCTATTAGTGTGACTTTAGAATTGTTCACTGCGGCTGTCAGTGTTACAAGATCATCATTTAAAGTAGTGCGGCCATATACAATTAAACTGGTATTATTTGGGCTTGCTGTTATTAGGCATTTGATAATTTCTTTTTCACCAGTACTGTTATCTACACTAATTGTATAATCTGCTGACATAAAATCGCCCACATACCATTCATCAATTACAGTATTTGTAGCCACAGTTACCCATGGGCCTTTATACGAAAAATTCGTGCCGTTTTGCAACCTTAGGGTATTTTTTAATCCACGAAAAAAGTATCTTGCGAAGTTCATTTGTCACCTTTTAAGTATTTAGCACACTCAAAACTATTGCTTTGTACAGCAAAAAATGCTAAATTAATGTATCTTATTATAGGAATACACATGACTGAAAGAGCAAAGGCATTTTTTATTAACGGTGGCGCAGGCCGCGTATTATGCTCAATTCCAGCACTAGAAAAATATGCAGAAGAAGTTAGTAAGGACTTTATTATTGTCTGCGAAGGTGCTACTGATTTTTACAAAGGGCATCCTGTTTTACACTCAAAAGCATACGATCACTGGCACAAAAATTTATTTGAAGATAAGTTAATCAACATGGATTTAGTTAGCCCAGAACCTTATAGAATTTGGGAGTACTACAATCAAAAATGTTCCATAGCTCAGGCATACGATATTGCTATTAATAATAAAGGTATTAGAGATTTGCCTAAGCCTACTATTAGGCTTTCTAATGAAGAATTATATACAGGATTACAAGTTGTTAACGAAGTAAGAGAAAAAACCAAAAAAGAAGATATACTAATATTCCAGCCTTTTGGCAGAAATGTTGTTAATCAAAACGGTTTAGTATTTGACCCTTCTGGTAGAAGTTTTGAAAGTCAGCATGTTATTAACTTAGTTAAAAAACTACAAAAGAAATTTGCTATTATTATGATGGCTGAATTTGGTATTGATTTTATGAAACATGGCTGTCAAGACCCGGTTGCTATGCCTCAAAATATTAATTTAAGACAATGGGCAGGAATTGTTGCTAACTCAAATTACTTTCTAGGTTGTGATTCAGTAGGACAACACCTTGCATATTCGTTAGATAAACCAGCAACTATTGTAGTTGGATCAACTTTCCCTGTTAATGTTTCATATCCTAATTATGAAAAGTTTGATGTACTTGACATGGGCGGAGATGTAAGACAATATAGTCCTATAAGAATTACAATTGACGAAGTTGCTGATCGTCTCAACGACGGCATTATGCGTATGAATGACAAAATTGAAGACGTTATTGTTGAGTCAGTAATCAAAGGTGCTAAAAAATTTAAAGTAGCCACTCCGCAAACAGCAGCTATAGCTACAACAGGCGCTCCTGGTTGTCCTACTTGTTAATATGAGCAGACTTTTTACGTTTGGGTGCAGTTTTACAAATTACTCCTGGCCATCATGGGCTGATTTTTTGGGATTAGATTTTGATCATTATGAAAACTGGGCTTGCCCAGGTCTAGGTAATAGAGCTATTGCTGAACGTATAACAGAGTGTAATGTAAAAAATAAATTTACAAACAATGACCTAGTTATAGTGCAATGGACTAGTCACTTACGTAACGATTATCATACAGAAAGAAGAAGATTAAATTATAAAAAAGGCGGGCCTTTTAAATCCCAGTTTGGTTGGAAGACCGGTGGCGGAATATTTAATTACATCAATCAAGAAATTTATAATACCGACTGGATCAGAATATTTTTTGATGAAAAATCTTTTTTAATGCATACGTTAAATAATATCTCTTCTGCTCAGCACTTGTTAGACAATACAGGCTGCACATGGTTGATGACTAGTGCAGCTAAAATAGATGCACTAGGTAACGATATACCCGATCCTATGCATGGAGAAATGATTACTAAAAAAGATAATTCTTATAGCATTTGGAATGATGCAGAATATCAAAAGTTTGAAGCGTATAAGTCAGCTATTTGGGGGAAATATCAAGAACACTGGCTTGAACCAGTAGGTAGTTTTGCATGGTCTATTCCAGACAAGCAATGGACATTTTTAGGACATGATAACGAACCGTGGGTTGAGTTACATCCTAGTCCAGTGCAGCACCTCGAATTTGTTAATACTGTTATAAAACCAAAATTAAATTTTGATTTAAATGAAAAGTATGTACCTATGCTACAATTAACTGATTACATCAAAGTTAACACTGCTGATATACACGGATTTGAAGCAGCCTTAATGCAATACTGGCAACCTAAATATTACGGGATGTAAATGAAAAGATTATTTGTGTTTGGATGTAGTTATACTAGCTACAGTTGGCCAACTTATGCCACATTTTTAAATATCGATTATCCTATATTTGAAAACTGGGGATTATCGGGTGTTGGCAACAGGGCTATCGCTGAAAGGGTAGCCGAATGCCATTTGAGAAATAATTTTACTAAAGATGACGTAATTATAGTACAATGGAGTACACACCTTAGAAACGACTGGTGGCATCAAGAAAGTATGCCTGAGCGTACTGTAGGGTGGAAAACTTACGGTAGTATTTTTAACTATCATAATAAAAAACTCTATGATGACAAATGGATTAAGACATTTTTCTTTGAGCCTGCATATCTTATGCACACATTTAATAATATTGCACTGACACAACAATTTTTAAATGGCCTAGGTGTAACATGGTACATGACCAGTATCGGTGATGTTAGAAATATGGGTTCTGATCTAAGGTCTGAAAGTGCATACGGTGAAAAAACTGATTTAATTGAAAACGTACCTACAGATGAAAAAACTGCATGGAAGGTTATTCCAGATTTAAAGATATACGATAAGCTCTGGACTGATCATGCAGACCGCTGGTTAATGCCTTTTGAAGAATTTTGTCAAAGTACAGCAGATTTAACTTTAAAATTTGCTGACGGTAAAGGAAAATGGTTTGCAGATTTACACCCTAGTCCTATGCAGGCACTTTTATGGGTTGAGCAAGAATTAAAAGATAAATTAATGTTAAGCAACAATATATCAACAATAGGCAGAGAAGTTGTTGATGAGGTTGATAAAATTTATCAAAAAATGAAATTTGACAAGCAAGCATTTGAATTTTCGCTTGGTTTAAGAAATGGATTCCCGCCATCAGCTAAAATGATCGACTGGCCGGGGAGACCTTATGGATTTTAAAGGAAAAACATGAGCAATTATAACGATTTATGGATAGCAGCAATTACTAGAGGACATAATGCTAGTGTATGTCTTTTAAAAAACGGAGAGATTGTATTCAGCATAGAAGAAGAAAGATTAACACGTCAAAAGTATGACGGTGGTCCGTATGCTGCTATGTTAAAAATTTTAGAATTTACTAACAGACTAGATTACTTAGTAGTAGCGCATACACAAACCTTAACAGATACTGCTGGAAAAGTTGATTTTTCTGGAGAAGATGTATATACAGGACTAGCAAGGAAGTTAGGATTAATTGACCGTAAACAAAATTTACTAAATCATCCGCAAGTTTTAGATTTTAGTAACATGCATCATAAACTGCATGCCGCTTGTGCATTTTATAGAAGTGGTTTTAGAGAAGCAGCAGCACTAATTGTTGACGGTGCTGGTACTTTCCTATCACTAGTAGCTAGCGGAGAACATACTGTTGGGTGGGAAACCGAAACTATCTTTGATTGTAGTTATCCTGCTTGGTTTAACACAGTATACAAGCACATAGGTCTACGCGGCCCAACACCCGGAGTAATGATGTCCGAGTTTGCTAGCGATACATACGACGAAGTTGGTCGAACACACGAAGCCTTGATTACCGACCGTGCTGGTATCACAAAGGTATACGAAGCAGTAACACAGTACTGCGGATGGGCCAGTATTGAAGCTGGGAAAACTATGGGATTATTCCCTTACGGAAAACCTAACGATAAAATACCATCGTTATTTGATCATAGTAGCAAATGGCCGCTGTCAAACAGAAATCTTATTGTGCCTACATATCCAAATGGCGCTATAGTAAATCAATTTATGTTTGAAGAACTTGAGGCTATGAATGCAGACGATCTTACTACTTTACAAAATAGAAGAGACTTAGCATATGCATGTCAAACTCAAACTCAAGAAGAAGTAGTTAAACTTATTAGAAAAGCAGTTGAAAAAACAGGACATAAAAATGTTGTAATTAGCGGAGGTTATGGGCTAAACTGTGTTGCTAACTATCATTATCT